GATCCAAGGGAAGAGGCTTGCGGCGTCTGTCCCAGGTGCGCCACCGGTTAGGGTGGTGCTGGATGTACCAGTGTAGCGGGTGTCGAGGTATTGGTAACCAAGCTCCTTGTTAAGCGATGCTTGTTGGGGATTGGCAAGAAGATTGCCAGCATTTGTGCCGGAACCATCGATGCCATCGTTGCCAAGCTGATATGGAGAATACTTGTAACGTAAAGCAAAGGCTAGACCAACTGGTCCACCCATGGGCTGTACGCCTACAATTTCATTGGTGATTAACTCGGGGAACGTTCTACGAATCATTGGAATGAGAATCTTAGGCAAACGAGCATCGCCTTGAGCATACCAATCACCTTGAGGTGAGCTATTGGGAATTTGGTTCCCGTAGTTACCTGTGGCGTTGGAGCCGAAGACAGAACCTGTGCCAGCGGCACCACCACCCGATTGATTAGCCTCATTGACGCACCAAGCTTCTTGGTTTTCCAAGAGCATGGCTGTGTTCAAACGAGTATGATCATCTTCGATGGCTTTAACGTTGGCCGAAGTGTAATCCAAAACTGGTTTCCACTTTTCGAGCAACGCTTGTGCGCGAGACTCATCAATGTAAGACTGTGTAGGTCTGATTGATTTCATAATTATTAGTTCTCCTTTATTTTCGACCTGTAGAATATATAAAATCTACAATATAAATCAGGCTTGCGCCTCTTTAACTTCTTTACTAGTACTAATTAGTACTTAGAAAGTTCTTTGAGGTAAGGGTTGGTGACTGATTCAGCAACAACTTCTGTCTCTTCCATTACTGGACGATCCACTTGTGTTGCAGCTGCATCTTGCACCGCTTCCTCTTTAATATTTTGAAGCCGCTCTTTTTCTGTCTTATCGAATAAGCTCAAGGCATAATCAATGTTCTCAGTAATGAATTCGCTACTCTTGGTCTTCATCACCTTGTTCACATACTCTTTCTTGCGAGCGGATAAACCTACAGTCTTCTTTTCGAGTGTAAGTTCCGCATTACGCGTGGCGAGTTGTGCCTTAACCTGAGCTAACTCTTTGTTAGCGGCTTCAAGCTTCTCAGAAGCTTCTTGTAATTGACGCTTTCCATCTACGATGGCTTCGCGAACACTTTCTTTCGCCAGGGCGGCATCAACGCCCAAAATGGATCTTAGTTGATCGAGAACCTCCAAGGCTCTGCGATTCTTAACAGCATCCTTAATTTCATTAGCAGGCAATGTCTCGTCGATATACGCTTCAAGGTATGTGCTAATATTGTCAATGGTGCTGTCTTTGAAAGCTTTGGCTTCTTTGCTGAGAGCGTTGCTATACTTCTCCACAAGAGCTTTTAATTTCTCTGTGTGGTTAGCATCAATGGCTTCAACAACTTTTTCGAGCTTGGATGTATGATCTGCATCGATGGTTTCCAGAAGATGCTCTAGCTTGCTGCTGTAATCTTCATCTTGTTCGGTAAGAGCTTTTGTAACGTGAAGTTGCACTTTTTCAGAAATAGCAGAATTAAATGCTGCTTCGATTTCCTTAAGAACTTCCTCAGAGAGAAGATCTTGTGTTGCTTCTTTTAGAATAGTTTTGATGTCTTTTGTCATAAATTAAAATAACCTCACATTTTTATTTAGTGCAATGCGCTTAGCTAATTTCATTTCCATAACTTTCTTTAAATATTTATGCGCCTCAGCATAATTTTTCTCGTTCAAAAACTTTAAAAAGTTGACAATATTAACTCTCTCTTGCATACTGTTATATTTATAGTGCGCGCCTACGAAATTCTGTGAATCTTTACGACATTTTTTGCACATGTTGACATAACCTGTTTCATCTTCATAGCATTCTTCATCTTTCGCAACAACCATGGCAGGTTTCATCTTCTTCTGTGACTTCATGGCCAGTTGGGCAGCCAATTCAGGCTTTTGTTGGGTTGAACCAACCGAAATAACAGCAGGTGTGAATGGCTGGGAGATATTCATTAGAGCACTTTGCTGATCTTGCCAAAGAACTCCAGAATTTGTTCTTTGAGATAACCTTCAACATCTCTGCGAGGCAGGTTGCGAAGTCTGTCGGAAAATGAATCATAATATTCTTCGTAGTGACCATCTTGGGTTACTACAAATTGCTTGGATTCAAGAATGCCATTGACGAAAGCTTTGGGAAAACTTGGATCAGCAACACAATCCACTGCAACCAAACGAAAGTCCTTGACGCGGTTCACACCATTGCCACACTCTTCCAGTTTTCCCAGGGCACGAGAACTCATGCCTACACGCACACCATCATTGATCAAGCTTCTAACAATCTGTCCCATGGGTGTGGTGAGCACTTTGGATTTGCCATAATAAACATTGCCACTGCGGTTGAGTTCAGTTACCAAATGACAGGCACGCTCCAGGTTAACTTCAGCCTGCGTGGGATGGTTCAATTCGCCCATGGAACGGTTTGTTCTCACCATTTCATTGATGTAACGGTTAACTTCTTTGTCCATTTCACCGGAATCATAAACTCTCTTGTTCTTGTTAACCTCTTCACACTGCATGTATGGTCCCTTGATGTACATGGTGCTGGGTTGATTGCCACTTTTTTCTTCGACCACGTATTCGTATTGGTCTTCAGGTGCTGGTGTCTCAACTAATAAGCGTAAGGCCATATTATTATTTATATCAGATTTCACTTATTTCCTGAGTTCCTTTTCAGTTAAAATGGTGAATTCGAAGCCATATTTCTTTGCATAGAATTTAGCCGCTTCCCATTTCGCCTGATTCTGTATATAGGTCAATTGCTCATAAAGCAACGTCTTCTTGTGTTTGCCAGGGGTTTGCTCTGGTTTTATGGTCTGTTTGTAGGGCTTTACCTCTATGAGATACTTCTTTATGCCGGTGGCAGTCTTGAGTTTCACCACTGCATCCACAATGTATCTGTGCACTTTTCTATCAATAGGACTTTCATATGGAATAACAATGGATTCACTGCCCCATTCCAACACATTGGGATTCATATCACACCAGCGAAACAATTTCAATTCCCAACTGCTCAGATATCTGGGCAAATCATGGCCTTTGTATTTCTCCATGTGTGTGGGCTTGAAAATGCCTTGCACATACTTGGTATTTTTGACTGTGAGTTTCAAGTTAACCTACAAAGAATTCTGGGGGTGCTGCATCCCCGAATCCTGGTGCACTTTCGTATAATTTTCTCTCCAATTCTGTTCTTTCTGTTTTACCATCTTCCAGAATTGCAGCATTAATAATGCCACCACCAAACAATTGTGTGCCTTGATATTTGCCACGCACTGTGCCAATGGCTATTTTAGTCAATGCAAGTGCATATTGATACACCCACTGCTCTTTGATAATGTCTGTTAAAGGTCTTTCCACATAGCAAGTCACAATGCCATAGAAATGTGTGTTGCGGGGTTCAGGGAACATTTGCATGTATTGTGTGCGTGGATCAAAGCGCACATCACGACGCAATGCTAAAACCTTTTCACGGGTATCAAGCCAATTTTTCAATGTGTACCAACTGATCAAATCAAACCCATAATTGCCTAGAGAGTAGCTGAAGTAGGTTTGTTGCGCCAAAGATTGTTCAATTGTGAACAGGGTGTTAATGCCATCTGAACTTCCTTCTTCAAAATCCAACACATCTGTTACCTTGCGGTAACTATCAATCAAATAATCGTAGCTGTTCAGCAATTCCAATTCTCTGGGTTTGTTTTGATCAAACACTTGATACAAGTATGGGTTTTTTGGATCACCAATGACCATTCTTCCAACGTTGTATAGTGCTCTGATATCATTGGAAACATTCTCAAACCTGGCTCTAAAATTAAAATCTTTTGTTAGACTGAAAAGAACATCCAGTCGCAAGCCTGCACCTGGGTCGTACAGCTTGCTATCAAACACCAGATACTCTTGTGTGTATCCTGCAAACTTTGTGTACATTTCACAAGCAATGCTAATAAACTCATTCAATTGATCTGCATGAATTTCAATGTTGATCAATGGTGCACCAAGAGCACGACAAATGCGTGCACCCAATCTGTCGTAACTTTCAATCTTGGATTGAAGATTGGTGCTATAAAAAGCACTCACTGGTTCCACATTGCTGCATGACATCATATGTTATTATTTAGGATGGAAGCCCCTCTACTACAGTTATGCCACCACCATCAGAATACCCTTGTGCTGGGACCACCACACCTGCGACTGTGAGTCCATTGATGGGTATGAAGTAATCATTGATATAGAATTCAGCCGGGCTGGGTGTGAAGATCAGACCAGGGCCTGCAAAATACGTCCAAATTGTGTCTCTCTCATAATAATAAGGTGTTGGCTTGCCATACAACTTGCTCCCATCACATGTGAAGCGAATCACAGTCACACTCAGAGCAGTTGGAGCAACAACATTGGTCCTGTATGAGTCTGTAGTAGTCAGATCAAAAGCCATAGTATGAATACAATTACAAGAGCTTGCCATTTGTAACCAATCACCAGTTAATATTGTAAATACATCTCTATTGCTATTGTCACTAAGACCCAATTCACCATAAAAATTTTGTCCTGTGCCAAACCATTTGATAGTACCTGCACTCTGGGTCATGGTATGAGAATAACCACACACCATCTGCGACCAATCGCCAGTTAATGCAGTAAATACATTTCTATCGCTATTATCATTTAGACCTAGTTGACCTTCAACATTCCTACCAGTACTGAACCACTTGTTATTAGCACTTAGCGCCATAGTATGCTCTGCACCACAAACCATCTGCGACCAATTGCCAGTTAATGCAGTAAATACATTTCTGATGATAGTATCATCTAGACCCAGTTGACCGTAACCATTTGCACCTGTGCCAAACCATTTGGTGGTACCAGCAGACAATGCCATGGTGTGTGCCCTGCCACATATCATCTGTGACCAATTGCCTGTGAGTGGTGTGAATACATTTCTATTGGTACCAGCGCCATCATCGCCTAGTCCCAATTGACCTTGGCTATTACTACCTGTGCCAAACCATTTGGTGGTGCCAGCGCTCTGAGCCATGGTATGAGCACCACCACACACCATCTGTGACCAATTGCCTGTGAGCGGTGTGAGTGCATTTCTATCGCTATTATCCCCAAGGCCCAATGCACCGTTAAAATTAAAACCCGCACCAAACCAATTGGTGGTACCGGCACTCTGAGCCATGGTATAAGCACCACCACACACCATCTGTGACCAATTGCCTGTTAATGCAGTAAATACATTTCTGTTGCTATTATCATTCAAGCCTAATTGTCCAAAGCCATTATACCCTGTACCAAACCAATTGGTGGTACCGGCACTCTGAGCCATGGTATGAGCAGTACTACAAATCACCTGTGACCAATTGCCAGTTAATGCAGTAAATACATTTCTATTGCTAGTATTTCCTAAGCCCAGTTGACCAGAAGTGTTGTACCCTGTGCCATATAGTGAGGCTGCAGACACTGTGCCCAAATACACAGTTGGAAATACATAATCACTTTCAAATGTAACACTTCTGCTTCCAAACCCGTCTTGCTGCAGCACAAGGGTATACTCACCACCTTTTTTCTTGTTATTGGAATTAACTATATTCTTAAATACTGTAGTACCTGTGAGCCTGAAAAATGCACACTGTGCTGCACTCAAATTCCAATATGCCGAAACACCAGCAGTATTAACACTTATGCTGGTAATATTAACGCCGCTGAAATTCTTGGAACGCGTATTCTGTTGCATCAAATTAAGTCTCAGAGTTGTATCGATGAACGGCCAATTGGCGCTATAAGTGTTAACCATGGTGTATGTGGAGAAATAATTTGCGCTCAATGCATTGAGACTGCTATAAAAATCATAACCCAAGTTCCAGTTGCCACTGTATGTGTTCACAGTGGTTGAAACAGTTGGATACAGACCATATATGGTACTCAATGCATTGATATTAGTGTACATCTCAAACCACTGCTGACTGTTTGTAAATACATTAGCTGTGATTGCAGCATATATGCTCTGAATTGTGTTGACTGATAATCCATCAAATGTGGTGATAGAATCTGTTAAGAATGTTTCCAGATATGAAACATCAATTGCAGAAAGATTCACAAGAGCATTTAAGTAATTGTAGAATATTCCTTGAAATGGTTCAGACTGAGATGCAATGGGATCTGTTGCACTATCTGGAAGACCAGGAGTGGCAATGGTATGATGGTTTGCCTGGTGAAACTTGTTATGAAAAAGAAAATTGCTCATCCGCGGAACACTACCCTATCCCCGTACAGTAGTGTTCCGTCTGACATAAAATTAATTATTGTACGGCTGCCAGACAGTGTACTAATTACACCAGACAATGCAATTGTATCGTTAAATCTGTATGCAGTGCTAAATCTGATATCATACCCCCCTGCACCGCTTTGAATTACATTCAATGTATAGTTGCCACCTTTTTTATGATTGAGAGGATTTGCAAAGTTTAAGTTGCTGGAAAGTGTAATGAAGGTCACTTGATTGGAAGACACATCCCAAATTACTGTGTTTGTGCCACTGTTAATCCTGAGATCTGTTCCAGAGAATGTCTTGGCTGCAGTATACTCTTGCGCTAGATTGGTAAACATTATGAACGGTGCATTCCAATCAGCACTGAATGTGCTCACTGTGGTGTACACTGAAACGTACAAACTACTGATTTGTGAGTAGTTGGAATAACCCACATAACCTAAATTCCAATTGGTAGACAATGTATTAACAGTGTTATAAAGTGACAGAGAAGGTGCCCAGATACCTGACAAAGTACTCACAGATGCATATGCTGTCCACCATTGATAGCTGTTGGTGTCGATGGTCAAGAATCCCAATGAATCTGGAATGGTATTGAAGAATACGCCAATAAATGGTTGTGTTTGAGATGCAATAGGATCCAACCCTGCATCTGGTAGAGTAGTACCAGAGATTGTATGGTGGCTTGCCCTGTGCAATTTGCTATGAAATGTGTATGTTCCAGCCATATTATGTCTCTATATAATAGTTATTCATATGGTCAGACATTACTGATGCTATATGGGGTTAAATCTGTCACGACAGAGTCATTGGTTATGATAGTTTGAAGCACCAATTGTTGATAATCATATATTTGTTTGAAGCACCTGTTTACTGTTTCAGCTTGAAAGTTTTCATTAATAAACACATTGGAATATTTGTTTGTATCCAGAGGTGCATTATATCTAAAGAAATTATTGTAACCACGATACAAGAACACTGGCGTACCGGTGTTATCTTCATCTGTAAAGAAACGATATCCAATATTATTCACAAGCAAGCTCATGTTGTAGAGCATCTTCTTGATGCTCTTGTTGTATACCCATGAACAATTGTACTCCTCTGGGTCTATTAGAACATCTTGCTTGGAGTACACTATGAGAGGATTATCTGTTTTAAAGAGCGTTGTAAGACTCAAATTGTCTCGATACACTGCAATGTAGCTTCTGGTCAAGTCTTGCGAAACAGCATATATCAAGACATCGTCCCCTGACACACCAGGTGATGTTGTTATCCATCTGAAATTGTCATCATTGAAGACGCTATTCTTCAACATGCCAATATTTTTCTCAGGCTTGGTTATCCATTTCTTATATAAATTTCTAGTTGATAGTAGATAGAAAACATCTTTATCATAATTTGCAAATTTAATATCCACAAAGTATTCATTGCCAGTTAGTATGCTGCTAAAATCGTAACTCTTTGCAGACGTGAGATTATAATCTGTGGATATATCGAGTAAAAATAATGCAGTGTTGCTTGCAATGTACAGTCTGTTATCTTTCTCACTATACACCATGGCATTGATGGTTGAAATTGCATTGAACAGCGTTGGTGTTATGGTTGAATTGAGCCAGTTAAGATTTCTATCGTACACTTTGAATGTCTTGTTACCCTTGTCTTCAACTATCACCACATCACCAGCAACAGCAATTTTTCCAATGTTGTTAAACTTAATTCTATCTTGAGAAGTGCCCCGGCCACCAACAACATTCAATTGAAACAGTTGTCTATTTCTTATATTATCATCACTCACAGCGCCACCAAGATTATAAGAATAAAGATTATTATAAGTTGCATCACTTATGAAGAGCTGCTCTGCTTTGTATTGTGCTATGCCTGTTATATTGAAAAAATTAATTGAACCGGAGAGTGGATCAACACTGCTTTGTTGTATTAGGTTTACAGGACTATAGTCACCATCACGCTGATTGATTCCATTGAGAGAGATAAACTGACCATTTGTAAATATTAAATTCTGCTCATATCGACTATCTGTGCTATAGAAGGCTAAGGCTTGGTTGCTTGCAAAAAGAACTGAGGATAAGACTGCAACAGCGTTCGTTGTACTATCGTCGTACAGATAAAGAATTTGTTTTTCGAGGTTGGTATAACCAACCCAACCCTCATATCTGCGTGGAATCTTAAAATCAGCCACATTGCACAAACCATACAGATATAAAAAATTATCATACAGTTTCTGTATTTTGAGATTGAAGGATTGTGAAACAGCCAATTCGTTTGGTTGTAATAATATAGTATCCAAGCTATATGGCAGTTGAAACACATCTGTTACTGTGCGATCATAATTTAGATCTATTTTTTGAAATTCTGTATCTATGGCATTCATGGTGTGAGTCCTGCATTAGTTAGGGTGTTGCCTGGGAAATATGGCTGAAAATACTCTGCACTCTGCGCAGGCAAGTTTGTAACCCACTGCAGCTTGTTTAATTTGCTATAACCCGGTACAATGTCTTTTATTTTCTTTGTAATTGCAGTTTGCAAGTAATCTCTGCATTCTTGATTGAGAATACTATCATTTATATAAACATTGAAAAGTGTACTCTTGGCACCAGGCACTTGTTGGGTAAAGTATCTGGAAACTGTTTCCATGTAATTGCGTCTACCTGATGGTACATCCCATACAAGATCCTGCGGTACATTTTTTTCCTTGTAGAGCATATTAATATCAAAATAATTTAACTCTGTATTATGAATATACAGATTTTGCAATTGAATGTCCTTTGCAAAGTATGAACCCTTGGGGTTATTGTTACTCAGGAAAGTATCAAATAGCGATCCATTATAAAACGGACATGCGCCAACAACAATGTCATCCACAACCAGAGGTGTAAATGAATATTTGCTTGGTGTAAAATTAATTGTCTCATATAGTTCACCATCAAGATATAGCTTGGTGTATCCCTTAACTGTATTAACAGCAATTGAGAAATGATGATAACCTGGATTCAAATCGTCGGCATATACTGTTGCCCTTGGAATTTCTATATCTTCAGTATTAAATTGATTGTATAATCTTATTTTGAAAGTATAGTTGTTGTTGCCACTAACAGTATCATAAACATTGCTATAATTGTAATTATGATTGGATGGATCAATATTTAAGCTGAGAGATAGATCCGCATTAATTAAAACCTGCTTCTGTATCTCTCCGTCGTAATTTAATTTAGTCAATACAAGCTTGTTTGCTCGAGACCCACTTGCAGCAATTACTACACTCGACTGTAGCGTGCCGTTATTAAAATTCTCAATAAATGTAATATTAAGAGCAGTTAGACTGGATTGAGAGAGTGATGAATCTGCAGTCAGAGTAAATGTATTAAGAGGGGCAGTAAACTTTCCATATACGTTAATCCTGTTTGCGCTTGATGTCCAGGTATTATTGTACTTGTCAATATTGAAGCGTTCAACTGGACCAGCTATGTATGAGCTTATGGTATTACTTTCAGTTCCCCAAACTTTTATTTCACCGCCACTCAAGAAATATATACTATTCCCACGAACTATAGTCTGTACACCATCCACACGTACAATCTTATTATTGTTTGTTTTTCGTATCGTTTGATAAACTCCTCTTGTTGACACATTGTAGTCAGCTACAACTGGGAACGCAAGATTTGAAACCAGATTGATACCACTCAATGTATTATTGTCGAGCAACAAATAGCTATTTGTTGCATCGTTTGTCACATCTTTGATGGGCCTGGTGATCAATCCTGTGACCCCGTCAATAATAGTTTCTTGTAAATTGAGTTCGGCTATTGTCTGGTCGTCTGTGAATATATGGAAAGAGTTCAGAGGGTCTCTTCTTGAGAAAAACTCAATTCGTTCTCCTCGATTGAAAGGTGCCTCATAATAATCAACCAACTCAAGATTTTGATTGTATGCAAGTATATTGCCTTGATAGGGGTAAAAGAGCAAAGGGGTAACTAATTCATAGTTATATATTCCCAACCCGTAATCGGTAAAGTTACCACCAAGCTGATATCCTGTGGGTACAGTCCAATCCTCTCGACTTGCCCAGAAACTAATGGTGAAATTATTTAGCGGGAATTGAAGAAACCGAGCGTCAATCAAACCATAAGAGGTACCGTCAAAAATATATGTATCAGTATTATCTTCATCAAGATACGGATCAAGCATTCTACCGTTAACCCTTTCATAAAAAGAAAGATTTTTTTGCTGCTGATTTATAGTCAACGCTTTGATATTTTGTTCAGCATCTGATTTTCCAATATGAGAATACGCATACCACACACCTGGCTCAAACGTTAGGCTGGATGGAACGTCTGTGATACCAACGCTAAGATCATAACAATCAAATGAAGGTATATATGTTACACTGCCCGGGGATGCGCTGAGCGCTTCAAATGGTGTGTTGAGTTTTGGATTATAATACCGGTCAACCCAAACTGGTCGTACAGATATGTCAGGAGCTGCTGATAGCCAACTACATAGCCATTGACCGGTGAGCTCTCCGCTGCTATCACCTTGATTGCTGGTATTTTTATAATTAGCTATTTTCTTGAAAACCTTATCACTTCTCAATGGATGATCACCACCAATGGCGCCAGCCTCAATTAATTTTGTATCTTTAATATTGAGACGACTATAAGGATACATATTTTGAGGCATATGAAACCAGGTCGTTTTGCCTTGATTAAAAGTAAAAGGGGTAGAGTATGACTCATACTGCAGGTGTAATTTTTCGTATCCTTTCTCTTGTCGGGGACCACCGAAAATAGAAACATAATTTCTATAGTTTACAGGCTCTTCATTTAGAAAAACATTGCCTCTGCCTTGCTGATTTTGTGTATTGAGTTGCGTCTTGAGTGGTAGTAGATTTGTAATGAGTCCAC